TCCCGCGGATATTGCCCAATCGCCTGCCACGCTTTAACGAGGGCGGGAGATGCAGCTTGAGGCCTCGTGGCGGAGTGGCTACGCAGAGGACTGCAAATTTTACCCTCTGATACCCGAGGCGTTTTTTCTCAATGACTTAGCGGATGGTCTTCACGCGGAAATCGTTATGCTACCCCGCCATTCACCCCGCACTCGGGTGAGACACACGGTCAGGGTGAGAACGTCTTGCCGCCTGGAGAGCTGTGGCAGCATTGAGAAGCGCTTCGCTCTCCGTGTGCACGTAGCCACGGGTGGTGCGGATGTCGCGATGACCCAGGTAGTCCTGGATGGTAAGCGCATTGACACCCTGGGTCGAGAGCCTCGTCCCGCACGTATGCCGGAGCGTGTGCAGCCCGATGGTCGCAGGCAGATCGCACGCAGCGCAGGCGGCCTTGTAGGCCCGGTAGAGCTGCATGTAGTCCGGTAGGCCGCCCCGAGCCAGGACCGGAGCCAGCCGGTCGGGTAGTGGCATCGGGAGCGGCACGGTGCGCTCGCGGCCGTTCTTGGCGATCTCCGCTCGCACGGTGATCCACCCCACGTTGCCGGAGAGCCGCAGGTCCTCGGGCCGGAGCTTCAGCAGCTCGTTGGCACGAAGTCCCGTCGAGACCAACACCTCGACACACAGGGCCGCCACATCCTGTCCCGCTTTGAGCAGAGCCGTGATGATGCGCTGCTCGTCCGCAGGGGTCACGATGTCCTTCCGGGGCGGGCTCTCGTCCTGCCACGGGATGTGCGGCTTGCCGACGATCAGGTCGCGCTTCCAGGCCCACTTGAGCGCGCCGGAGACCTCGGCAAGGTAGCGGTTGATTGTAGACCCGCTCATGGTCTTGCCATTGCGGACCTTGCGCGCCTGGAGCACCCCGACGAGCCGGTCGAGCTGCTTGGTGCGGATGTCCTTGACCGGGGTGTCCCGGCCCAGGATGGTGATGCACTGGTGCCACCGCTGCTCGCCGAGCGCCTGGGAACGCTTACCGTCGTATCGTGAGCGGCTGTCGCGCGCCAGATCGTCGAGCGTGTAGACGGTAGCCTCGCGCCGCGTCTGGGGACCACCCAGGCGCAGCTCGTCCTCGATCATGAAGCCGTGCTCGCGGCTCGTGGCGCGGCGGCGGATACCGCCCCACTCCACAATCCACTTGCCGGTTTGGCGCCCACGGCGGCGCTCAGCGTATACCGTCATACGCACCTCCCTTCTTCAGCAGCCACCCGATGAGGCTCCCGACCACACCGAACGCGAGGGACACGGTGATGGTGAGCGCCATGAACTCGTCGTAGGTCACTGGCTCCATGTCTTCACTCCTGCCCAGATGATTGCGGCGAGCAGCGCCCAGAACACACCGCTCCATGGGGCCAAAACCGGGTCCATCCCGATTTTGCGTCCAAAGCGATATGACATGTAAATTGACGCGGCTACGCCGCCGATGATGTAGGTCATCAAGCCTCCTTTCACCTTCTAGGGCGGTAATCGTGGAATGTTGTCAACAGTGTTCCCGAGACAGAGTTCACAACCTGCCGACCCTTCGGCGTCAGGAACGTGCGCCGGTTGCGCAGGGACATGGGGTCGGTGTCGCGGTCAACGAGCCCCAGGCCAGTCTTGCCCTGGCTCGTCTCGGTGCTGATGTCGAGCAGCAAGCGAGAGGCGACCGGTTGAAGGGTCCCAAGCTTGCGTGCGTATTCAGCGGGTCCCACCCCAGGGTCGAGCGCCACCTGTAACAGTGCGCGCACGTGTGAGATGGCGTTGATACCGTGCGACTGAAAGTTGGAGAGCACGGCATCGAGGCGGCGCAGAACGGCCGCGTCTTCATCGGTTGGCTTAGCGAAGCGGTCGGGCATTTTGTCCTCTCTCCGTTGCACGACCCTCAGGCGTAATTCCGTTTCCATAGCACTCCCCCGTTATATGTCAAATTGCTTGCGTCGCCTCAAACAATCCAACGGCCACGGGTTGGTTCCCCCGTGGTCGGTGGGTAGCCTCCAGGATCATTCATCTAGTTCGCAGATGGTGTCGGAAGGGTCATCAGTGTATTCGGTGCAAGTGACCTTCTCAGCCTGCTGCCATGCCCAGAGCAGGATGAAAGTGATGATGGCTAGCAAAAGCAGCCATTGGCGTGTCACCGGCACAGTTCACCCTCCTTTCTCGGCGCGGCGGACTACGATTACTATGGCGGCGCTGAGATGCAGGCTCAGCCGATAGCGGCTTCCTTCATGATCAGGACAACGGGGGCTTCCCGTTTCTTGTTGCCATCGCCCACCACAAAGAACGGCGGGGTGGCAAACTGAACGAACGTCAGGACGAGCATGGTAGCCGCAGCCTTGGCTACCTTCTGATAGGTGAGGGGCGGCTTCAGCTCCGAAAAGTCGAACCCTACGCCCTCTAGGAACTCCACGAACTTCATCAGGAGGTGAGGGCCGTTCTCTGCGCTCTCCCCTTTGATCTCCATAGTTCGAGGGACGCCCTCAAACGTGAAAGAGACCGTCATAGTGGTGTCGGACGTGTCTACGTATTCCATTACATCACCGTTTGTTGGCTTCCCGCACGGAGCGGTCCAGCTTGGGCTTTGAGTTGAATAGTCGGCACAAGTCAAGATACCCCGAGGGGTTACCCGAGCTGGCACCACGTTAACCAAATCGCTGGCCTAGCAGTGGTTTCATACGGTCTCCTTTCCGTTACAATCAGTGCATGAGGGCACCAGGGCCTACCGCGCGTGATGGAGCCCCTGCTGGCCTCGGGGAGTGCGGGACAATTGCTCGACAAGATCGCGAATCTGGCGATGATAAACGCCAGGGTGATGTGGAGGTGAAGCAAGAGATGAACGATGACGCAAATGAAGTTCAAACCCGCCGTGGCGGTCCTGGCGCTCACCTTGCTTTCCGGGTGCGGCGTCGCGGCGAAAATTAATGCTCGGGAGCAGTATCAGAGCTCGGCGAACGCCTACAAGGCGTGCCTCATCGCGAACCCGTCCTATACTTCAAAATGCGAGGGCTACCGGCTCGCCATGGAAACCGACCAGCACCAATACACTGACTTCTCTGCTGGCATGACGCCTGGCGCAAGCCGCGCTGCGAACGTCACGCTATTCAATCGCTGATCGCACCACCAATGGCGAAACGAATTGCCGGCAAGATCGCGGTCGAGATGGGCATCACGACCGTTGACTTGCACATCGGCGCCCAGACTATGCGTCTGACGACCGAGGAGGCGGAAGAGCTTGCGCAAGAGCTTAAAGACACGGCTGTGCGCTTGCGGGCCCTGATCTTGGCGGCGCACAAGCCGAAGCATTAGGGGTTAGTGAGCATGTCAGACTCAGAATATCCGCCACCCACCCCTGAGGAGGCGGAGTTCCTTGCAACGTCCGACGAAGAGTTGAAAAAGCGGGCGAGGGTGTTTTCCTTTGACCTACAGCTATTCTGCGACCGCCTTCAGGTAGGTGATGAGTGGCAAACGCTGATCCATGCGCACCTGTATTTCGATCACATAATCACCCAACTGCTCACCGAAGGGGTTGCTAAGCCAGATGCGCTAAACCTAGGCAAGATGAGCTTTTTTCGAAAACTGCAACTTGTCTCGGCGTTGGGTCTTCTGCCGGAGGAACTTATCCCCCCAATCGAGATCGTGAATAATTTACGGAATAAAATGGTGCACAACATCAATTTCAAACTAACTGAGCAGAATACTGCTGACTTCATCAGTTGTGTGCCGCTCCGCGTCAAAAAGATTAAAGAACGTAACCGCAAGCAGGATGAGTGGTTAGCGAGGTTCGCTGATGCGCTAAGGGACCTTTTGGTGAACATTGAAGTCATTCGCCAGCAACATGTATATACACGACTTTGTGAGCGTAAGGGGACAATTGACCTGAAAGATGCAATGCGGGAGTCGGACCTGATACTGAAGAGAACAGATTATCTAGAGACCGGCACCCGCAAACCCTGATCTTCGCGGCACGTAAAGCCGAGAAGCGTTAGATCAGACACTCAGGCTCCACAGGCTCGAAAGCCTCGTCCTGCTCGGCCAAGGCCAGCAGATACGGGATGGAGCGGTCGCGCCCTCCGTTCACGAGATGGAACAGGGGCCCGCCTTCGGTTTCATCGCTCATGCGCGCCCCCTCAGAACCGGGAACGGCGCGCGGTCCTTTCTCATGCACGGTTCGAGGTAGCGTTGTTTGCAGACGGCTTGATACGTGCCGCGCACAACGGCTGAGGCGGGAACGTCGTAAACCGACACGGCAAGCGTTCCGTTGCGGTTCAACTTGCGGCGCAAGGCTTCGCTATCGAACCAGCGCAAGAGCGCCTTTCGAGACGTGAAGCCGAACTTGTAGAGCCGACCCCCGCAAGGCCCATCGAAGAGAGCGCGCAACGCGGGTGCCTCGCGAGCATCACAAGGCCCAGGGTGCCGATAGGGGTCTTTGAGCCACCATCCGCCCTCGTCGTGCTCTAGGCCCTCGTCGCCTATTTCCTTTTCAAGGCGCGACAGGAGGCCAGCAGTGCCATAAAAGGCGCCTGTGCCTCCCTCAGTCTCGACACGGTAGAACTTCATCGGAAACCCTTTCGTGATGATTGCGAATTAGCTTGCATCAAGGCGCGCTAAGAGCGCTTCGCCTCGATGATCACTTGCCCTTGCCAGCCTGCTATCAGCCGACCGACCGTTACTGCTTGTGCGCGCTTGCAGAACACGCTTAGCGTGGTCGGCTTGCGCCCTGGGGTGAGTAGCGCCCAACGGCCTCGGCCTAGGCGCCGCACGCGATACGTTGCCATGGTTATTCGCTCTCTTCGATACGAGGGGGTCGCGGCAATTCGAGCGGGTGCAATTCGTCAAAGTCTTCATCAATCATCGGACTATCCTTTCGCTTGTTGTGAGGGTGCCAACGCACCGCGACGCGCACCGCCTCATTGATGCGCGCTACATTGCGTTAGAAACGGAAGGGCTTGTATCAGGCCGCAATAAGAGCGGCTTGAGCGTTGGCGAAACGGTTCGCGACAGGACCATGCGCGACAATGGCGATATTCACTTTCGCCTTTGCCTCTAGACCACCGCAAGCGCGACAGCTTGCGCAATTCGTCTTGTAGCCTGCCTCAGCCGATGCAGGACACGTAATCTCGCGGTCGCGCAATGCCTCATCCGAGCGGCGCACGCGGAAGCTACGGAAGCCCATCTCTTCGGCTTTGATCACATCCGCCACGCTATCGCATGAGGCCATGCACAAGAGCTTGAACGCGGCGAAAGCGGGGTTACGCCATTGGTGCGTATAGCCTGCCTTAGCCTTCACCTTGAGGGTGCAAGCGCGCCACACTTGGAAGGGGATTGCTGTAGGGTCGCCATAAGAGCCAAGGCGAAACACCATACCCTCGAACAAGTCAGGCAAAATGCGAGGGTCGTAATCGACGCCAGGGCGCGCATAGCGGCCGCGCTGATAGGCTTTGAACACGCTCGCAACGCTCTTGTTTACTTGGACGTAGCAGGCTCCACCATTGAAAGGGCGATGGATACAGTCACCGCAAACGCTCGCATCATCGCCAGTCTTGAGCGCTTCGCCAGGGTGCACATCCGAGCGGATTATGAATGTTTGCACCATGTGGCCTGTCTTCGCGTTGTTTGACTTCGCGATGATACGGTTCGCGATTGCGACAACCGGTTGACCGTCAAGCGCGCTTGCGCCTTGCCACAAGATCAAACCGCTGAATTGCGGCTTGCTACCCTTGAGGGCGCAAAGCATCTCTTGTGCCGAAGTGATCATAACCATTTTCCTTTCATCACGTTTTAGCTTGTATTCAGTTACAGTTAGAGCGGTGTCTTCATGTAAATCAGGCTTAGCCTGCTAGGGTCGCGCTGACCAGCACGATTGCGAGCGTGATCATTTCGTGTCCTTTGGCGTTCTGCGAAACGCACTGAGCGCGCTTCGTGAAACGTCAATTGACGTTCCGTCTTCACTGGCCTTGCGCAGTCTCTTGCGCGTCGCACGGCGCAAGACTTGCGAGACCAATTCGAACCATGCCAGCTAGCGCCCTCTTGCTAGGGAGTGCGCCGTTGTGGTGCGGTGTGTCGCCTCAGCTTTGACCGTTGTTGCGGCTGAGCGGTGCGACCATGGCGAGCGCGTTGTGTTTGCCTTGAGATGTTGGCGTGACTTCCGGGTGCGCTTTCCCGTGCGGCTTAGGCGTATCAACTCGTCCCCTTACGTAAAGCAAGCGAAAGCGCTATGCAAATAAAAAAGCGTGCGTTAGGGTGCGACGAGTTGACTCACCCTTTGAGACGTAGCGCGACACTCCGCGCAATGGGTCGCACAAGGGCGCTAGATCAGGGTTTCACTCATAAGGCGCCGCACCCTCACAAGCCGATGCAATGCGCACCATGCGCCCTTGCGCGCGGAGTGTGAGCGGGTGCGCGGCGCGCTTAACCCCGCGTCGCCTAGGGTATCTCTTTCGCGCCAGTGTGAGCGGAGTGCGTATCCTTTGACAAGCCCATTGCGACAATAGGTTAGCGCCAAGATCACAAGGCAATGCGGGGTGAACACTCGGCGCCAAAAGCGCAAAGGGGGTCGCGCGCCGACCCCTAAAGTTTTCAAAGGTGACCCCCTACCCCCTATTTCAAAAATACCGCCTAAAGGTCGAGCCGTTGTTCGTCCGGGGACCCTAGATTTCCATGGGTCCCATAGGGCCGGGGAGGGCGGGGGAACCTGGAGCTGTGCCTTGGTTTAGCCACAGACAGCGCTGCGACCCAGGGTCGAAACACACAGATGAGCGACACACACGAAATAACGTGCATTGCGGAGTCCGCTCAGACACTTAGGTCCCATCCAGCTCAAATCTGTGTGAATGTCCCCTATACGGGTGCCGATGGATGCACCCTCGAAAGACACAGGCACCGGGCCGATAGATGCCCACCAATTATCGCCTCAATTCCCCAAGAGGACCTTGAATGTCCCTAGAGTCAGCCACCTACATCTCCGACCTCAACGTCGCCAATCCGCCTAAGGGCGACCCGGTAGGGCAGGCCGACGACCATCTCCGTCTGATCAAGTCCGTGCTGAAGACAACCTTCCCGAACCTCACAGGTCCGGTGACCGCGCGACAAGACCAGCTCAGCAACGCCATGCCCTTCGGCGCGATCATCTTCTGGTCGCAGACCCTCCCGGTCCCTACCGGATGGGCTCTCTGTAACGGCGGCACCTACGCCAAGGCCGATGGCTTGGGCAACGTCACCGTCCCCAACCTCCTCGACAAGATGATCATGGGGGCAGGAGGCTCGTATGCCCTGGGAGCAACGGGTGGCGCAGCGGCTATCACGCCGACAGGCACAGCGAACGCCTACGCCCTCAACATCAACGAAATCCCGTTCCACGGCCACGGTGTCAATGACCCTGGGCACGCCCACAGTGTCTATGACCCTGGGCACAGCCACACCACAGGCAGCATTCCTACCCTCAGTGCCCTCGCGGCTCCTGGTGCTAGTGGTTACACGTCGCCTGGGTATACGAGCATCGGCTCATCAGCGAATACGACAGGCATCAGCATCTACGCAGCCGGGACCGGCATCTCAATTGCTGGCAACGGCGGGAGCCAAGCACACGCCCACGGGTTGACGATGAACTCGCAGAACAACCTGCCGCCCTATTACGCCCTGTACCCCATCTTCAAGTTGTAAGGGGGTAAGGGGGATACAATAGGTTACTTATTGTTGCCTTAGTTCTCTAAGCGACCATAAGTCTTATTGTCATCTCTTCCCTTGTGTTACTCTCCACTTGTGTATCCATGGGTCCCTAAGACCTAAGTCTACACATTGTTATCCGGCAAGCCGAGGGCGATAGCCCCGGCTGCCTGTGTCCCCGGCTGTGCCTCCAGGCCCCGGCGACCCAACGATCTCCCAGTACCTAGCGCTTCTGGTTCCAAACTATGTAATAGGCTTCCCCCGTGGCAACCACGAGAGGCTTGGACGGATGTCCCTGACAAGCCTGCTTGACCTCCCCGTAGATGCCCTCACTGTCCATACCGTCTCCCACCAAGTGGTCGTCTCCATTTTGGGCGTTGGCACCGGTCAAGTAACCGTCAATCCAGTGCTCACCGGTAACCTCAGTCGCGTTATTCGCCAGCCAGTAGGCACAGCTTCGATTGCCCCACCCGAAGGTCGCCGTTGTAACAATTTTGCCTTGGTGTTGAGCCTCGGCGTGGACACACAGTGCTAAGCCCAGGCCCGTCGCGACAATAAGCGCTGCGCGCATCACAACCCCTCCCGCGATAGCTACCGATGTTGATCCTCGATCATCCGGTAGACCTCCCAAGTCGCATCGGTCAGGTCTTTGGATGGGTGTTCCTGGCAAATCTTCTTAATCTCAGCGAAGAGGCCCTCGTTGTCCGTGTGCATGCCGACCGTTTTGTCGCTCACGTAGTTCAGACCGCTCCAAAATCCTGTAATCCAGGTTACACCTGCTGCCTGGAGGACCGGAGTAGACAACCAGAAGGCACAGCTCTTTGCGCCAACGCCTATCGCCCAATTTTCCGCCCTAGCCGGAACGAGGCTTAGCAAGAGCGCGACGAGACCAATCGCTGCACGCATCCCAACCCCTCCCACAGGACTACATTCCGTGACCATAGCCCCGGCCAGGGAGCTGGGGAAGCTTGGTGTCATCACCGACGTTGACCCCTTTGATCTCCCGTTCCCCTCGTTCTCCATGGGCCTCAACGCCCGCTTTGAGGACTTGCGTATATCGCGAGGCCCGGTCTCTCGACTGAGCGGAGCCATCGCGGGCGCAAGTCCGCCCATGATTGCGATCAGCTACAAGCCGCTGACAGGCACTCCAGCCTTCCTCATTGGGCTGAAGAATGGCACGGTCCATTCGTGGTCGGTGAGCGGCGTGGGAGCCACCCCGACAGACACCGACATCTCTCCGACCGGATACACACCGTCCGACTTCGACACGCCCTACACGGCGCTCATCAACAACAACATCCTCTACGTGAACCGCCCCGACCGCGTGCCATGGTATATGGTCATCGGCGGCGTGAAGTTCGCCACGCTCCCCAACTGGGACCCGACGTGGCGGTGCCAAGTCCTGCGCTCCTGTGGTGCAGCACTAGTCGCCATCAACGTCACGAAGGGCGCGACGGCCTATCCCACCATGGTGAAGACTTCGGACTTCACTCTGTTCGGCGCAACGCCTGGGAGCTGGACCGCAGCCCCGTCCAACAGTGCTACCGAGAACGTCCTCCCGGACCTCGGCGAGCCGCTCGTGGACGCCCTGGCCCTCCGTGACTCGATGGTGCTCTACAGCAACCGCGAAACGTGGTTGATGACCCAGAGCTTCGACGACAAGGTGTGGAACTATCGCCGCATCTTCGGAGGCAAGGACGAGAGCGCGGGCTCCATTGGGGCCAATTGCGCCGCTCAGTTCAACAACGTCCACTACGTCTTCGGCCTCGACGACATCTGGAAGCACGACGGCTTCACCAGGAGCTCGATCAGCGCCGGTCGCGTCCGTGACTTCATCTACAACAACATGGTGAAGTCCCAGGCGAACCAATTCTTCGTGGCTCACAACCCGAAGCTCAACGAAATCCTCTTCTGCTACGTGTCCGTGGACCCTTATTGTGCTTACAAAGTTGGGAACGCCTTCGGCTATCCGGGGTGTAACCGCGCTGCGGTCTACAACTACCGCGCCGACACGTGGTATTTCTACGATCTGCCCTACGTCACTAGCGCAGGCTTCACGACACCGTTCCAGGGCGCTCGCTACCTCGACCTCTCTGCGGTCTCCTACGCCTCCATCGGTGGCTCCTATCAGTCGCTCAGCGACGCCACCGGGCTCGCGTTCACGATGGTGAGCGGGAAATACGGCTCTGTGAACCAAGCAGTCCGCACTTTCGAGCTTCCGGCCTCACCGGTCTCCTCAGGCACCGTGGATAGCGCAGCGACAGCTCCGGTCTTCCTGGAGAATAGAGGAATAGACCTGGACGAACTCGGTAAGCAGCTCCGCATGTATGGCGTGGTCACCTCGATCTACCCCGAGGGACGCTTCGACCCTGGCGCTGCACCCATGAAGTTCGCGTTTGGCGGCTCCGACTACTCGAACGTGCCGCCTGTGTATGGCCCTACCATGCCGTTCGACGGCGCCGCGTCCTACAAGCTCGATTACACAGTATCGGGCCGCTACATGGCGATGCAAATCACGTATTCGGACGCGAAAAGCTTCAGTTTGTCGGGGATAGACTTCGACATGAGCATCATTGGACGGCGCTGAGATCAGTATGTGTGGCAGCTCAAGTTGTTGCCAAAAGCGGTGCAGTTGGTGGTGTGCGCGACGAACGGCTGGAACGAATTATCCGAATAGGAAGGGGGCGGCGGGGGACCATTTGCATAACCATTTGCATACGCTTGGGCGCCACGCGCGAGCGCATACCCGACATTATCGAGGCCATTTCCCACCTGTTGCGCATCGGGTGAGACGCATCCGCCCAACATAATGGCTGTGAGAATTGCAGCGAGTTTTCGCATGTTGGCCTCCCCAGGTTGGCCGGAGCATAGCGCACCAGAAATAGGAACACCATGGCAGCTCTTCCGGTCGCCCCCTACAAGAAAGACAACCCGCCTGCGGACCCGCAAAGCGCACAGCGCTACCACGACAACGAGCTGCGTAAGGTCCAGACGGCCGTTCAGCAGCTCATGGCGGCAGTCCAGCAACTGCAAGCCGCCACCATCGACTCCTCCTGGACCGCTTTCACTCCTACCCTCAGTGCTGGCACCGGAACCTTTACGGCCGCCACTGCCACGGGACGCTACATGCAGGTGGGGAAGCTGGTGTTCGTTCGATACGACATCCAGATCACCACGAATGGCACGGCGGCGAGTTCCGTTGTCGTGTCTCTACCGGTGAACGCATCGGCAACAGGCACCAGTGTCCTGCCAGGACGAGAGTATGCCCTTGTTGGAAAGATGCTCCAGGGAATGGTTACGACCACCCAGGTGGCCATCATCAACTACGACAACTCCTATCCTGGCGCGAACGGCTACAAACTGTCGCTGACTGGCGTCTACGAAGCAGCATGATCACAGCTCATTTCGAGCCTGTGGTCGCCCCGAACGAAATCACCACTCCCCGCACGGTGCTCTGGTCGGAACCAGACTTCGATGTCTCGGTTCACAACGTCTGGACGCCTGCCGGGTGGGTGATGTTCGTCCACATGGACGTGTTCTACTTCAACGCGACCACGCTCCGTCGCGCCCATGAGGCCCACAACGTCCTCAGGCCCCATCTGCCTCCCGTGATCATGTGTATCGGGGAGGAAGACGACGAGAAATTCGAGAAATTCATTGCCCGGTTCGGATGGCGCCACTTCGGTGGCTCGCCTTGCTCGGACGGCAAGTATCGGCGGCTCTTCGCCCACCTGAAACAATAACAAGAAGGCTTCCCAATGGGCGGCGGCTCCAAACAGACACAGACCTCGCAGACCACGACCAATACCGGCCCGTGGGCTCCGCAACAGGGCTACATCCTGCAAGCGTTCGAGGGCGCTCGTCAGTCGCTCGACAGGGCGCTGAACGCCCCGACGTATCAGGGTGACATCGTCGCCGGTCAGAACCCGGCCGAGACCGAGGCCTACAACAACGCCGCTAGGCTCGGCAGCTTCGCGTCGAATGGCGTCTTCGGTAACCTCTTCAGCAACGGCGGTATGGGCTCGAACCTGGGCTTCAACACGGCCGCTGGTGCGGCTGGTGGTCTCGGTGGCACGATTGCCGGGAACACGATGGGCAAGACCATCAACGACGCGAACCAATACGCGGCCGGTATGGACATCCCGTCCCTGGTGAAGGCCGCGACCGCTGACTCCTACGAGAACGCAGCGAACAACACCCTCCCGAACCTCTATCGCCAAGCCGCTGGCACAAACAACCTGAACAGCGACCGCACCGCGCTCGCGCAGGGTCAGGTGGAACAAGGGCTGGCGAAGAACGCCCAGAATATTGACGCGCAGCTCCGTGCTAACGCCTACAACACTGGCGCGGGCCTCTCGTCGAACATGACGGGTCAGAACCTCGGTGCCCTCGCGGCCCTTGGTCAACTCGGGTCCGGTCTGTTCGGCCAGGGCAACAACGCCTACTCACAGGCCGCCTACACGCTCCCCGTCACGACGGGCGTGCAAGAGCAGGCAGGCCAGGGCCTCACGGCTGGCGATCAGGCGAAGCTCACGAACGACCTCCAGAAATACCTGTTCTCGCAGGCGTCTCCGTTCGAGGCGCTGAACAACTTCTACAACATCGTTGGAAACAGGAGCTGGGGCGAGCAGGGGACTTCCACGGGCATCAATCAGACCAAGAGCAGCCCGTCCACGCTGTCATCCATCGGCTCCGGCATCGGCGCCCTCGGCTCGCTGTTCGCAGCGCCCGCAGGAGGCGTCAGCGCCTTCGGTGGTCTCGGCAGCTTCTTCGGCGGCCTCAAGAGCATGTTTGGGTAAGGGTGTCCAATGGCTAATTTCATGAACTGGACACCGACCCCTCAAGCGATGTCCTCACGAGACTTTTGGCTCAGCAAGGGCCTCCCGCCCGCGAGCGCCGCTGCAATGGCGGCTGGCTTCCAGATCGAGAGCGGCTACGACCCTCGTTCCCGCGCCGTTGGCGATGGTAACGATGGCTCGGACGCCATCAACATCGGTCAGTGGAACGGCGACAGGGCGCAAGCCTTCAATCGCTTCGCCTCCACGAACGGCCGTAACCCAATGGACCCGCAGACCGGTCTGGACTTCGCTCACAGCGAGCTTCAGGGACCGGAGAACGGTGCGTGGAAGGCCCTCATGGCCGCGCGCTCACCGGAAGAGGCACAGAAGGCCGCTATCGGCTACTGGCGCCCCGGTGGCTGGTCCGCTGACAACCCGCAAGGGGCGGACTCCTTCAACGCACGGCTCAACGCCACCAACGCCATCATGGCGGCTGGTAACGGCGGAAGCCTCCCGGCTGGTGTATCGGCCTATACCGACCCCGCGACCGCTACAGGCGCGATGAACGCCATCTCGGCGACCTTCGGTAAACCCGGCTCCCAGGTGGCTCTCGACCCGGCCACGGCCTCCATCGAGGTCCCCGGCTACTCGGGCAAGTTCACTCGCAAGCAGGCCGAGGATGCGTCGGAAAGCGACGACAAGACCCCCGGCACGGACGAGTGGGACAAGGCGTTCGCCGCCATGCCCAAGCCCACGCCGGGTCCTGGAGCAGCTCCCGCTCCCGCCGACCCAGGTGCCTTGAGCACCGCAAATCGTCTCGGCGGCGGCCTCCTCGATTGGGCGAACAGCGACAAGGGCCACGACTTCGGCTCGTCCCTCATGCGCGTTGGCGCGGCCCTCATGGCCCGTGACAATTCGCAGGGCGCCTATGCGATGCAGAACGCCATCCCGAAGAACACCGAGGACAACTCCAAGGACCTCTCGGCCACTCACGTCATGACCAACCGCGACGGCACGAAGTCGATCATACGCATCGGCTCTGACGGCAAGGTGATCAGTGAGGAGACCAAGGGCACGCCCTACGTCCCGCCCGAGAAGCCGACCCCTGAGTCGGTGATCAAGGATTGGGGCACGGATGACGGCAACTTCAGCACCGCCAAGATGCTCGCGGAGCGCGCCCACAGCGTGGCGAACTCGATCATGGACGGCGATGTGGACATGCGCATCGACAGCCAGGGCAAAGCGTTCATCAACAACTACACTGGTGGCTCGACGAAGAACGACCAGCTCATCAAGGAAGCCAACACGCTCATTGATCGTGCCGTGTCTCAGCGTCTCATCGCGGAGCACGCGCGGCCGACGCAGGCCAACATGGCGCAGGCGCGAATGCAAATCCTGCCGCCCGGTGCCCAATACGACAATGGTCAGATGGTTGGCGCGATGATCCGTATCGCTCGCGAGAGCACGGACGTGATGAACTCGTCCTACGGAACCAACGCTGAGCGGGCCTCGAACTACCCCGGTCTCGACAAGGACGGCGCGAAGATGCGCACCTACAAGGAGACCAACGACGCCTACGCGAAGCGCTTCCAGGACTTGGAAGAGAAGTCTTCGAACTGGCTCACAGACCGTGACCAGAAGCGCAAGGCGAAGGACGCCACCACACGTCCTGGCGGCGCCTACAAACCCGGCTCCATCCTGAACCCGCCCGGTTCAACGGCCCCGGCCGCTCCCGCAGCTCCGGCCGTGACGGTTCCGCCCACATTCTCAGGCGCCACTTCCGGCTTCAGCTTCTAATGAGAACGAAATGACGGCCCTTTCAGACGACATCGCTACACTACGCAGCCAAGGCGTATCCGACGAGGACATCGTTGGCCGCGTGGCGGGCGCTGTCCCTGACATGGCCGGGGACATTGACACCCTCAAGAAGCAGAACGTGCCAGCCTCGGAGATCGTGAACCGCATCGCTGCGGACCCGTTCTCTCAGAAGGCTCCGAAGCATTTCTGGCGAGACCTCATCGAGGCTCCCGCCTACGGGGTGCATCAGGAGATGTCTGGTCACGCGGAGACCGCCAAGCAACTCGGCGCTGACACAGTGTCAGGCGTCGAGCAAGGCGTTGGTGATCTCGCCAACCGTGGTGTCAGCGAAGACTATCAGCCCGCCGAAGTGAAGCTGTTCCATCCGTCCACCTGGGGTGACATTCCGCAGGCGGCGATGGAGAGCATCGCGGGCATGGGCGGTTACGGCGCTGCCGCTACCGCTGGTGCTGGTGTCGGACGCCTTGCTGGCCCGTATGGTGCCGCCGCTGGCGGTGCAATCGGAGCTGGCCTCTACGGCCTCTCAAAGTATCTCGGCAATGCCGCAAGAGAGCGCGCCGCGAACAACGGCCGCGACGAAGTCACCTCCGACGACCTCAAGGAGGCCCTGCCTGGAGCGCTCGCCCAGGCCGGTATCGACTACGCTGGCCTCAAGGCCGGTCACATCATCGGCAAGGGTCCCGTAGCCAAAGGCGCGGGCATGGAGGCGATGAGCCAGATTGGCAAGCAGACGCTCCGCGATGCGGGCGCCTACGGTGCCGCATCTGGAGCCTCGAACGTCGCCGGCCAGCTTGGGACCACCGTGGGCACCGACAAGGGTGCCTCGCTCGACCCCGAGCAAGCCGCTGACGCTGCCTTCACCGGTGGTGCAGTCGGCGGTGGCATTCGCCTCATGCAGCGTGGCACCGACATGCTCGGCGCGGCGCGGCACGTTGAAGGCGAGGGTGACGCTCAGAAGAACCTTGCGGACCTCATGCTCAGCAAGCGCGTGGCTGGTGACCCTACGGTTACCAAGAACCGCGATGCAGTTCTCAAGAACACCAAAGAGGTTCTCAGCAGCGACATCTCCCAGGCCGACAGTGACTTCACCGCACACGTCAACGAAGCTGTCACCAATAATGGCCTCCCCACGGGCCACTTCGACGATGCGCTCCAGGCGGTGCGCGATGCCCGCTCGAACCTGAAGACAGGCTCAACGCTCGAACCCGCGCAGGTCGCGGAGCTTCGGGCCAAGCTTGGTTCCACCCCGGAAGCCAAGCCTCTCCTCGACAGCCTTTTGATGCGGAATGAGTTCAACCGCATCGGCAAAGACATGCAGTTCTCGGTCGAGGACGGTGTTCACCACATGACACCGTATTGGCTGCGCAATCCCCTCAGAACGGCCATGCACGTGCTTGCCCATCGCGGCACGTCGATGAGTGCGCTCACGGGCCTGGGTGCTCTAGGAGCCTTCCTACCGCACTACGCCACCGCAGCGGGGCCTGCCCTCGCGGTGCTCGCGCTCGCCAAGCTCGGCGACAGGCTCGTAGGCAACCCGGACAGGCTCGCGGACTATGTGAACCGATTTGGGAACCAGCAGCCTGGACAAGGTCTGCCTCCCGGACAAGGACCGATGGCGCAAAGCCCCCAAGGTCCGCCCCAGGTTCAACAGGTTGCCCCGAGCATCTCCCAGCAGCCTGAAATGGCTCCGATGGGTCCGCCCACGAACACCAACTTGGCCGCTCTCGCAATGGCGAAAGCAAAGGCTGCGCAGGCCCCTATGGCGCCTGTAGACTTCCAGGGTGGCTCTCACCAGCCAGATATGGCTCCGATGGGTCCGCCTACCGGTAACCTCCCGTCCGTCGCTCCAGTGGCCCCGCCAAGCGCCCCTGCGCAAGCTCCCGTGCCTGTCTCCCCGGCGGTAACGGCCGCTACCAGGGCACGACTCGCTGCGGCGGCAACTCCCAATGTCGCGCCTGCGCCCACGGCCGCACCGGCTCCTCCCCCTGAAGCACCCGTCCGAGGCTCCAAAGCCGAGGTATCGGCGCATTGGGCACAGGTTGCCGAAAAGGCCCAAGAGGTGATCAAGGCCCCGCAGTCCACGCCGGAGCAAGTGAAGATCGCTCGCAAGCTGCTCAGCACGGCTGTCCGCAACGCCATGAACCCCGAGCTGCAACGCAGCGGTCCACCGCAAGCCCTTCCAAGGGTTGCCCCGGAGGCCGCGCCGGAACAGCCCACCGTTGGTCAGCCGGAAGGCTACCACGTCGATCTCGGTAACGGCCGCAAGGTGTTCCAAGCACACGCCGACACCCGCAGATCGCAAGAGGCTCGCGTGAACGGCACGATTGCCCGCCACGCCGAGGAAATCTCGAGAATTGATGGTATCCGCCGTCTCAACCTCAGCGATGCTGGTCAGGACATCGCGGACAACCACGTCGAGAGCTGGAAGCACGAGGCCACGCACAACGTGAAGACCGTGACCGAGGCTCGCGAGTTCGCGAACCACATCAAGTCACACTTCAGTGCCGACGACGCTTCGAAGATCGAGCACCACCTCGCGGCTCCGAACAAGAGCGGCGGGAACTTCTTCAGCCAGTGGTCCAAGCAAGCCAACAAGATCACCAAATCTCGTTCCGAGGTGGGTAAGGCAGTTGGTCTCGCGAGGGCCAAAGCGAAAGCAGAGAAGCACTCGAAATGACACTCGTCCACATTGGCGAGGGCAAGCACATTGAGATCACGGAGGGGTCAAACCAGGCCCCTTCAGTCTCCGCGCCCAAACCTCGCGGACGTGGACAGTGCCGACCTCGCCCGAAGCTCAGTCGTGAACTCACGGACAAGGCGACAGCCGAGTATGAGCGTAAGCAAGCGTCCATTCCCGGCTTCAAGGAGTGGCAAGACCGGCGCAGGGCCGAGGCTCGCGCATTGAGCCCCGCACCCAACGGACAACCATTCGGATGGGCTGTCGGTAGGCGCCTGCGCACCACAACGACGCTCGTGAACCGAGCCAAGGAACAAGCACGAAGAGACATGGAAAACATAAAGAGGGAGGTCCCCGATTTGGACCCCCGCGCCGAAGAAGCGCTTGAGTCCGCGTGCTTGGTGCTGAGAACCTCGAACCAAGCCGCCACCAAACTCCAAGCAGCTCGTCTGATCTTGGACTTCACCAAAGCTAAGCCCGCCTCGAAATCCACCGTGACTGTCAAGACTGCGGAGGACTGGCTCAGTTCTATCGCAGAAGGCGACAATGACGGACAAAGCGACCGAGACACGCCGACGCCTGTTTGAAGACTTTGAGTTCTACGCCAAGCACTGCATCTCCATCCGCACCAAGGAAGGCAAGAAGGAACCGCTCGTCCTCAACCGCGCTCAGCGCAAGTTGTTGGACGTGATCGAGCGCCAGATGCGCGACACCGGAAGGGTCCGCGTCATCATCCTCAAGGCTCGACAGCAAGGCTTCTCCACCCTGGTGCACGCTTGGCTCTATTGGCGCCTCTCGCAGCGCAAGGCCAAGAAGGGTCTCGTCATCGCGCACAAGGCTGACTCAACGCTCGCCTTGTGGACCATGTATACCCGCACGCACGCCTCGTGCCCCGAAGCCGTCCGTCCGAGCACCAAAGCGGTCTCCCGCAAGGAGCTTGTGTTCGATGTGCTCGACACGGGTCTCATGGTGGCGACGGCTGGTGGCGAAGGCGTAGCGCGTGGTGAGACCATCACGCACTGCCACCGCTCCGAGGTCGCGTTCTGGCCGAAGGCTACGGCCGACGACAACATGAACGCCCTCAACCAGACGATACCGAACAAGCCCGACACCGCGGATTTCATCGAAAGCACCGCGAACGGCATGTCGGGCATCTTCTACGAGATGTGGCGCGCGTCCGAGAAGGGCGAGACCGGCTACGAGTGCGTGTTCTCTCCGTGGTTCGACACGGACGAATACCGCGTCCCGGCTCCCGCTGATTTGGAACGCACCATCGAAGAGGAAGGGCTGGTCGAGCGCTACGGCCTCGACAACGAGCAGCTCATGTTCCGCCGCCAGAAGATAGGCGCGGACGGCCGCGACAAGTTTCTCCAGGAATACCCCGCGTGTCCCGAAGAGGCGTTCCTCGCCTCGGGCCGCCCGGTGTTCGAGCCGGAGCAGATCACGACGATGCTGCAAAACCGGCCGCCCATCCTCGCCAAGATGACCAAGGAAGGCCCCACGTTCGCTCCGTTCTCACGGGGTGAGCTGACGGTCTACCGCGAGAAGGAGCCCGCTGGTGCCTACTACATCGGCGCTGACGTGGCCATGGGACTCAAGAACGGCGACTACTCGGTCGCACAGGTCCTCGACACCCAGAAGCGGCAAGTTGCAATATGGCGTGGTCACGTTGACCCCGACTACTTTGCTGACGTGCTCTTCAGCCTCGGCAACTACTTCAACGAGGCTCGGCTCGCCGTTGAGAACAACTCTCACGGCCTCCTCACCGCCGTCCGTCTCGGCCGCGATCTCGCGTATCCGAACATCTACACGGAGGTAGGCGAGGGTAAGCTTGAAGACACCGAGACAATCAGCATTGGCTTCCGCACGAGTGCGAGGACCAAGCCGCTAATTCTCGACCGCCTGCGCGCCTCGCTGCGTGAAGGAGAGATCGAGATCAACGACGAGACGACGCTCCGAGAGATGCGCTCGTTCATCGTCACCGAGAGCGGCACAATGAAAGCCGAGCAGGGCAAGTTCGACGACTGCGTCATGGCCCTCGCAATCGCCAATCACATCCACGACGGCAAGTTCACCCCAATCGTGGTGACTGACGAATTTTATGAGCACGCGCTGTGAAATCAAAAGATCAGAAGAAGACACTGAGCGAGGTGAACTCGCTGATACAGCGCAAGCTCAATCGCGCGGTATCGTGGGACAGCTCCAAGCTCTCAAGAGAGCGGGAGCGCGTCTATCGCTACTACAACGGAGAGCTACCGAAGCGCCGCAATGAGGGCTCCAGCTCCTTCGTCTCGAACGATGTCTATGACGCGGTCGAGGCCATGAAGGCCCAGCTCCTTGAGACCTTTTGCGCCAGCACGGAGATCGTCAAGTTCGACCCCATCGGTCCACAAGACGCAGCTCCCGCAGCCATCGCGACGGCCTGGACCAAATACGTGGTCATGAGCCAGAACGACGGCTACACCATGATGAGCGAGTGCATCCACGACGGCCTCACGGCTCGCGTGGGCATCGTGTCAGTCTCATGGGACGAGCGCTTTGAATTGGAGCCTCGCGAGTTCGACAACTTCACCCACGAAGAGGTGATGGGTCTCGTCGCGCACGAGAAGGTCCAAGACCTGGAGGCCGATGCGGACCACGAGACCGGACTATACGCTGGCACCGTGACCCTGAAGATCGACAAGTCTCAGGTCGCCATCGAGAACGTCAACCCGGAAGAGTTCTTCATCGACCCCGTCGCGAAGAAGCTCGACCGCCGCTACTTCTGCGGCCACCGGACCATCAAGACCTTGGAGCAGCTCCGTCAAGAGGGCTACGACACCAAGGTCATCAAGAACTACAACTACGAGAACGACTCATCGCTCCAGATGCTCCCGGAGGTGCTCGCGCGCTTCCAGCAGCTCAACACCGTCTCCCAGAGCACCGCTGATGATGACACGCAAGACGCGCTCAAGCACGTCCTCGTGTTCACCTGTTTCGCGGAGCTTCAGCTCAAGGACGACAAGCAGGCGTTCCTGTATCAGGTGGTGAAGGTCGGCGATCACGTGCTCTCATGTGAGCGCGTTGACGACCTCCCGTATCTCGTGTTCACGCCGCTCCCCATCCCGCACGCTTTCTACGGCAACAACTTCGGTGCCAAGGTCATCCCGACCCAGAACGTGCAGACGGTCCTGACCCGAGCGGTGATCGACCACACGGCCGTCACTGTGAACCCGCGTTGGGCGGTGACACGTGGTGGCCTTACGAACCCGCGTGAACTCCTCGACAACCGCCTCGGGGGCATAGTGAACGTGACGCGCCCTGACGCCGTCACTCCGCTCATGCAGCCGAACCTCAATCCCTTCGTCTTCCAGACGTTGGAGATGGTGAAGGCGAAGAACGAGGAGACCACAGGCATCTCGTCCCTGTCGCAGGGGCTCAACAAGGATGCCATCAGCAATCAGAACTCACAGGGCATGGTCAATGACCTTGTGAACCTGTCGCAGACCCGCCAGAAGATCATCGCCCGCAACTTCGGGCAGTTCCTCATGGCGCTCTACATCCGCGTGTACAATCTCGTCATCATGCACGAGAAGAAGCAGAACGTGATGCAGACGGTCGGCGGATGGGTCCCTGTGGACCCGCAGCACTGGAAGGAGCGTAAGAACGCTTCCGTGTCGCTGCACCTCGGTTACGGCGAGCACGATCGCGAGGCAGGAGCCTTGATCTCGCTCGGCGCAATGATGACGCAGAACCCCGAGTATGACCGCATGTTCACCGGCAAGTATAAGCTCGCCGCTGATGTGTTCAGGCTCAAGGGTTACAACAACGTCGATGACTACCTGACAGACCCGCAGAAGCTCCCGCCGCCTCAGCCTTCACCGGCCGAGCAGTTGGACATGATGGTCAAGAAGCAGGACAGCGACGCGAGGATGCTCACCGCGCAGGCTCAGATGGAGAAGGTCAACGAGCACTCAAGGCTCGACCTCACCAAGAGCACGCTCAAGGCGAGCGATATGAAGCACGCCATGCACCTCAAGGAAGTCGAGCAGAACCGCAAGGTCGCCGAGACACGCAACAAGATCGACGTGGCTCAGCGCGAAGTGAAGATGCTCGAACAGGCCACACCGGCCGAGACGCACGCGATCATCGCGCCTCACTGACAATGGTGCCCCAGAAGCCGGAAACATGCCCAAGGGGTGCTGCTGACGCAGAGGCGCAGAAGGCACGGCCCACACCGGCTCCTGAGGCGGGGAGCACTCTACACCCTCAGCGTCCTTTCGACCAGTTACTCCCGTCTCACGACGAACCCCAGGGGCTCCGGCTCCTGGGGCTTATTGCACGGCTTTGCATGTATGTAGAGGATGGTTCCACGGGCACCACATCACTGCGCCTGTGTCCTTGTTGTATATCAAAGCGGCTGGCGCTCCATTGTTAGCGGTTCCTGGAGTGGTAAGCTGCATCTCGTATTTTGGAGAGGTAGAAGATTTATCAACTGGCAAAGGCGAATGCCTTGGGTCGCCCCGAACAGGCCAGCACTCAGCCGTGTAAGGTGCGGGGTCATCGACCGAACCGCCACACATCCATGTTTCGCCAGTCCATCTATCGAGCTTGAAGTAAGGGATGACCGACTTGTTGCGGTTAAGATGGTAGCCCCAGGGTCCACCCACGATTTGAAGGCGGCCTTCTTGCGCGAATGAACATTCGCCCGTCGCTGCGCAGGCGAACATCATCAACCACAGAAGCAAAGCGCCCCGCAAAATACGACCCATGTCGCCTCTCCCTTTCTCGAACGAATCTGTTCGTTTTGGAGATGCTAGCACAACAAAGGAGACCGTCACTGGAAGACGAATTTCCCCCGGAGATCATCAGGCGCGCGATGTTCGCGAAGGCCCTGAAGAGCGACCCCGAGTTCATCGGGCTGGTTGCCGAGATGAAGCAGGACATCATGACCGCTTCGTTCAACACGCAACCCCACGAGACCAAGACCCGCGAAGGTCTGTTCTACCAACATCACGCTGTGGAAGCGCTGCTCGCGCGCATCGACGCATACGCTGAGCACGCAGAGGCCATCCTGGAAGGTCAGGACGCCGAAGCCGCAGCCCAACATGAAAGCGATTGACGCAGATGGCCATCGGAAACGACGCCACTATCGAGACTACCATGACCGGCGACAACGCCGAGTCACTATTCTTCAACCACCTCACGGACGGCAAGAGCCCATCCAATGATGAGGGCGGAACTGAAGAGACAAAGAAAAAGAAGGCCCCGGTTGAACCGAAGGACGAAGGCGACGAGCCCGGCGAAAGCCCAAGCGACGAGCCCAAGGACGACGAGGAAACCCAGGACGAAGAGACCGGTGAAGAGCCGTCAGAAAACGAAGAGGGCGAGCGTAAGCCCAAGTTCGTTGACGACGAGGAAAGCATCGTCAAGGTGAAGGTCGGAGACACAGAGCACGAAGTGCCGGTCAAGGACCTGAAGCGTCTCTTCGGACAAGAAAAGGCACTCACACAAAAGTCACAGGAGGTGACTGCGGAGCGCAAGACATTGCAGGACAAGGTGGCAGCGAATGTTGCCGCATTGGACGTGATGCTCCAGCGCGCCAAGGACCGCTTCGCGCCCTACGAGAAGATCAACTTCTTCGCGTTGGCCAAAGACCCGAACATCTCAGCCGAAGAGATCAATGCGCTGCAAGAAGAAGCCAGAAAGGCCAAGGCAGACGTAGAGTTCTTCGGACAAGAGCTGGAGAACACGCTCAAGACCGCTCAGAAGGAGCAGAACGAGCGCATGGTCACGGCCGCGCAAGAGGCGCACAAGGTGCTCTCGAACCCGGAGACGGGCATCGAGGGTTGGTCACAGCCGCTCTATGACGACATCCGCAACTACGCGGTCAGCCAGGGTGTTCCCGCCGACATCATCAATTCGGTGACGGACCCTGTGCAGATCAAATTGGTGCACAAGGCCATGCTCTACGACAAGGGCATCAAGGCCGCTGCCAAGGCCGCCAAGGTTGTCACGACGCCCAAGAAAGTGATCAAGAGCGCGTCTGTGGAAACGACCAAGCCGACCAAGGAAAAGCCCGATGCAATGCTTCGCCTGAAGCGCACCGGCTCGACGGCAGACGCAGAGGATGCGTTCCTCTCGCGCATCAACAAGCGCCGCGACTAGCACCTCCCATCTCTCAACCCCGCCCTAGAAAACAAGAAGAACAGCTATGGCTGCTATTACGACTTACGATGTCGTTGGTATCAAGGAAGACATCTCCGACATCATCACCAACATCGACCCGACCAAGACCCCCTTCCAGACGCTCGTTGGCGCTGGCGAGAAGGTCAACAACACTCTCTTCCAGTGGCAGGAAGACAAGCTCGCTGCTCCCAACACGTCCAACGCGGCGGCTGATGGTGCAGACGCCACGGACGCTTCCATCCTCGCGACCACGATGCGTTCGAACTACACGCAAATCCTCACCAAGACGGTGAAGATGGCCCACACCACGGACGCCGTGAGCCGCTACGGCCGCGCCAAGGAATTGGCCTACCAGCTCGCGAAGTTCTCCAAGGAGCTGAAGCGTGACCTGGAGGCGATTGTCCTCAGTGGTCAGGCTGCTGTCGCTGGTTCCGCTGGTGTCGCTCGCAAGCTCGCTGGCTATCAGGCGATGATCGACACGAACCTCCGCATCGCGACTGGCAACCCGTCCAACTCGCCGAGCGAGGCTCAGTTCCTCAGCACGCTCCAGGCGCTCTACGTCAACGGCGTGGACCCGGAGGTCGTCATGCTCCCGCCTGCGGAGAGCATCGTGCTCGCTGGCTTCGCTTCGGCTTCTGGCCGCACCCGCTTCATTCCGAATGCGCAGGGTCAGGAGAGATCGACCGTTGTCAACGTGGTTGACCTCTACGTCTCGCCGTTCGGTGAGGTGAAGAGCGTCCTCAACCGCTTCCAGCTCACGACCGACTGGTTGATCTTCGACCCGGAGATGTGGAGCATCCCGACGCTCCGTCCGTGGTCGCGTCAGCCGCTCGCGAGGGTGGGCGACGCCGAGCGTGAGATGATCGTCGGCGAATACAGCCTGAAGCACAAGAACTTCAAGGCTTCGGCCGTCATCCGCAAGGTGACCGGCGCGGGCGGTCTGTTCTGATCGAACGGACTACTCGTCTCTACTTGGAGGCCCTGGGGAAACCTGGGGCCTCTTCTTTTTTCACAGGATACGATTGCCGTAATGACCCAAGTCCTAGACCCGGTCTACTCATACCACAACAACATCGACGATCACCGCAGCGTTGTCGTCAAGACCACCACCGAAATCCCCCAGGAGTTCCACGACGCTCTCAAGGCCGAGAAGGCCGAAAAGGCAGACCGCCCCATGGGCGACATGCACCGCTTCGCGCGCATCCCGTTCGCGGTGATGCTGAAGTGGCGGAAGGAAGGCTTCGACGTAATGCGCGAGCCCGCCGCCAAGATCATCGCGAAGCTGTCAGCCGAGGGCCTGGACGACTTCATCGTCACTCCCAAGAAACTGTGATCTCCCCTCCATGGCCAACTACGCAGACGCGAAGAATGCCTTCCTGGGCATCCTGAACCGCAAGGATATTACGCCCTCCCAGATCGATACCTTCATGCAGATGGGCATTCAGCGCACTCAGCGCATCCTGCGCATCCCCGCCATGGAGAAGGTCGTCCAATTCACCGTGGACAACAATTGGACCACTGGCGTCACGGTCCCCGGTGATCTCATCGAACTCATCAGCATCGACAACGATGTGGGGTCCAGCGACCCTCAGAAGCTTCGCCGCGTGGACCTTCAGACGGCCATGCGCAAGGCGCGGACGCCCGGTATCCCCGAGGTCTTCGCGCGCAACGGTGCGAACTTCGTCATCGGCTACAAGCCATCACCCGGCACGCTGATCAACATCAACTACTTCGCCAGCCTACCGCAGCTCAGCGCGGACGCGGACACCAATTGGTTCACCAATGGTGCCGAGGACTTGCTGATCTACGGCGCCCTCACGTTCTCGTCCGACTACTTCCTCGACGAGCGTAAGGCTGCGTTCGAAGACCGCTACAATTCCATCATCGCCGACCTCAACGACATGGCCGCTCGCGATGAGCTGAGCGATGCCGCTGTTGTGCCTGCGTATTACACGGACGGTGACTGATGAACTCCTCTTTCTATCAGGACCAGAGCCCCACGCCTGAGGCCCTGGAGAACGCGCTGACACTTCTCGCGCGGACACAGGAAGCCACGGCTGCGGCACAAGTCGCTGCTGGTGATGCTGCCGCTTTGGCCGCCGCTGCTTTGGCTTCCATGAGTAGCCCCCGCGTCATCTCGCGGCGTCAGTTCTTCCACCAGCTCGCCTTGAGCGGCACGTGCACTCAGCTTGAGGCACTCGCCGCCATGCAGAACGGTGCAATTCCGGCCGTCCTCCAGGCGCTCGTGAACGCGCTTCCCGACGAGCAACAGTTCTCCGCGTCCATGATGATCATGGGCAACAACACGTTCGAGCGTGACCATCCGTTCGTGATCGCTTTCGGCGCTGCCTTCGGGTGGACCCCGGAACAGATCGACGAGTTCTGGGCCGCTGCCATCGCCCTCTAAGGTTCCCAATGAAAGACAGTTACGCGAATGCCCTCAGGCTCGTCCTGGGTTACGAGGGGGGCAAAGTGAACAACCCTGCCGACCCAGGCGGTCGCACCAACAAGGGCATTACCCAGCGGGTCTACACCGCATACCGCGCCCGCAAGGGCCTCCCGAACCGTAGCGTCTACGAGATGGAGGACCATGAGTGCGCTGAGATTTACAAGACGCAATACGCCGACGCGGTGCTCTTCGACAGGCTCCCGGCCGGTGTCGATCTCGTGGTCTTCGACGGTGCCGTGAACAGCGGTCCCGTTCAGTCCGTGAAGTGGCTCCAGGCGGCGCTCGGCGTTGCCGTGGACGGCCACATCGGACAGGCCACGCTCAACGCTGCCACGAGCTGCGACAACATCCCGAAGCTCATCGACGCGGTGTGCGATAAGCGCCTCGCGTTCATGAAGGCCCTCAAGACCTGGAAGACCTTCGGCAAGGGTTGGAGCGCCCGAGTTGCCCACGTCCGCGTGAGCGCCAAGGCTCTCATCGTCTCCGAGACCGTCTTCACCAAGTTCTGCGAGACCGGCAACGCCAGGGCCTCACTGACCGACGCCAAGCCGCCGCTGCCCAATGCGGACGCGGTGTGGGGCGCCGGAGCCTCAGGTGGCGTATTGAGCCAAGTGCTCGACCACGTGTCTCCGCTCGCGGGCACGGTCCCGCATGTCGAATACGTGGTCACCGGCCTCACGGTCGTGTGCTCCGCGCTCGCCCTCGGTGGCATGGCCTACTCGGCTTACGCCAGGGACCGCGCGAAGAAGCGCGCCGAAGCCCTCAACCTCATCCCGACCCCGGCTCCCGCAGAGACTCAAGATGACTCTCAGGAGTCCAAGGAGGCCGCGTGACCGCGTTCTGGCTACTACCCCTGCTGGGCGTCTCGGCAGTGGGCTTCCTGGGCCTCCTATTCACGCCCTGGGGCACATCCGTTTTCGGGTTCCTGACCGGGTCCCGCGTGGGCCGGTATCTGGCGCTCTGCGGAGTAGCCGCCGTGGCCCTCGCCATCGCTTTCCTCCGTGCGTTCAACGCTGGCAAGGCATCGGAAGCTGCGAAAGTCGCGGCGGCCAATGCCAAGGCTATCGAACACCGGCATCAGGTCAACATCAAAGTTCGGTCGATGGATAGCAAATCCGTCAAACGGGAGCTGTCCAAATGGTCTCCAAAGTAACCCTCGCCCTGGCGCTCGCGCTCACCCTCGGTGCCTGCGCGACCCAGAGCACCGGAGGTGCCGGTGGCGCCTTCTGTTCCGTTGCGGAACCCATTCGGCTTTCGGCCGATGCCATTGAGCATCTCAACGACTCAGAGGCCAGGAACATCCTCGGCCACAACAAACACGGCCAAGCCGAATGCGGGTGGAAACCATGAGCGTGAACGAACAAGACGTTGCTGACCCGCAAGTCAAAGCTGCACTGAAAGAAGCCCTCAAGGAATGGCTGGATGACCAGTTCGTTCTCGTGGGCAGATGGACCGTTCGAGCCTTCATGGCCGCGCTCTTGGGCGCGATGGTCTACTTCATCATCATCCAGAACGGATTTCACCGGTAACATGGCTCTCAACTTCAACAAGGTGTTCACGCCCCACAAGGCGAACACCGTAAATCTCACGCCTACGACCTCCACCTCCAGGGTGGCGCTCAACGAGCAGCTCGTAGGCACTCAGGCCATTGGTGGCGTCCGTGTCCTCAACAACACGGGCACCATTGCCTTCATCAAACTCGGTGACTCCAGCGTCACCGCGACGACCAATGACACTCCGTTGGGGTCAGGCGCCATCGAGTTGTTCGGCCTGAACGGTGGTGACACACACTGTGCCGCCATCATCGCTTCCGGCACCGCGTCCGGTGCGGTCTACCTCACGCACGGCGAGGGTGTCTAATCATGGCCCTCCGCATCGGCAAAGGACGGGGCCTCGGCCATGCCGTCCGAACGGCGCTCGGCGGTGGCAGCATTGTAATACCCCCTTCCACGTATCTCGGTCAGGTCGCGACCCGGTGTAACATTCCGAACTCGCTCAACGCCGCGAAGCAAGAGTTCATGTGGCGACGTTGGCACATCGCCAGGGACGCCATCACCTCGCTTCAGATCATCATCCCGAACTGGTATGTGAACGCTGGAAGCGCTGGCATCGAAGCGCCACCCGGCGCGAACCTCACGACCACCGCCGCCATCGAATACCCGGTCGGCACCTTCACACAAGTCAAGTTCTCGGGCTCCGCGACGGGCACAGTCATCAACGGCCAAAGCTTGGTCTCTGACGCCGTGACGGTATCCATCCCCAACGGCGCGACGTTCTACACCCGCGTGTGGGGCAGATGCTCATCCGGTATCGTCTACACAAACTACACTGGTGCGTTCAACAACGCCTCGGTCCCCGGCACGTCTTCGGGTGACTTCTTCGGCTACGATGGGACCGGTCTCGTTCCCGATGTGACGATGGGTGGCACGATCACCAATGGTCCTGGCTACGTTGGCACCGTCATGCCTTCGGTGTGCGGCATCATTGCCCAGACCACCAAGCCAAGTGTCTTCCTGCTCGGCGACAGTCGTCAGCAAGGCTACTTCGACGTGCACGATGCGAGCGGTGATCTCGGTGAGCTGACCCGCGCGGTCGGCGCTCAGCACGCTTACATCAACGCTGGTGTCTCGGCCGATAGAGCATCCTATTTGGCGGTCAACAGCTCACGGCGACGCTTCCTCGCCAAGTATTGCTCTCACGCAATCGTCCAGCACGGAGTCAATGACTTCAACACTGGTGGAGCAACCGCAGCGCAACTCCTGACAGACCGGCAGACGATCTTCAGTCTCCTCCCGTCCAACAATATCTACGAGACGACGATCTGGCCCATCACCACGTCCAGCGACACTTGGGCTACGGTCGGTAATCAGACCGTTGCATCTTGGGAAGCCCAGAGACAGACCTTCAACACAGCGGTTAAGGCTGGCACTGCGCAGACCTCGGGATACGTGGACGTTAATCTCGCCCTCGAAAGCTCACCGGGTAGCGGGAAGATCAAGACAGACGGGACGGCCTCGAAATACACGCCAGACGGTGTGCACGCCTCCGCTGCTGGAATGGCCCTTGTGCCTTCATCCGGCGTGGTGCCGCTTCCTTTTATCGGCACTCCGAAGTCGATCGCTACCCCGCCTGCTACGTTCGACCCGAACGCGAAGCACGCTAACCTTTCGCTGTCCAACGGTGACCTCACCGTGACTGCGGGGGCGACTTTCAATTATCAGGTCGTCCGCTCGATCAAATCCAACTCCACAGGGAAGCTCTATTGCGAGTTCACCTGTTTGGCCAGACCGAGCGGTCTGGTAGCGGCTGGAATAGTCACGCTGAACCACGCCTTGAACGGCTGGATAGGTGACGGGACCAATCGCTCCTGCGGATACCGGTCAGACGGCACGACAAACCGTGGTGGTGGTTACACCTCCAACACGATGCTCACCTATGATGCTGGCGATACCGTGTGTATGGCTGTTGATCTCGACGCCGCCCAGGGCATCTGGTTCCGCAAGAACAACCTCCTGTGGCGTAATGATCCGACCGCGAACCCCGCAACGAGCACCCTGGCACACACCCTAGCCAACGTCCCTGGCTACGTGTCCATGTTCGCGGCTGTAGAGGCCGACGTTTCTGGCACTCAATGGTCGATCAACCTCGGACAAAGCGCCTTCCTCTACTCCGTCCCTGCTGGCTTCATCGCCTGGAAAGACGGACCTAACCCGTAAACGCAAAAACACCGATGAGCCACCTTGGGTCTCCCCTTGGCAACTCATCGGTGTTTTTCGTCTTGGTCGCGAGTTACGGTTCAGGATGCGTTTCGACGCTTAGGCTGCTGACGTGATACTTCTCTCCGCTACTTGCTGTGTGCTCCATCTGAACCACATTAGCGCAATGGTGGGTCGCACCGCATATCTCGAAGGCTAGCATTCCATTGTTAAGGCTAGCGCAATTACCGAGCGCATCGCATATCTGCACCTTTGGAATATTTTCAAAGGCGCGCGAAGGCTGGATCGCATTTTCGACCGCGATGCTCACCAGCGCAAATGCGATGACCGTGAGAACGGCTTTCGTGTAGCGGTCAGCAAGCATGTGAGCCTCCCCTCAGTTTGAATGCCTCCTGTTATACGCGGCTCACCGCGATGTAGTCTCCCCTTGGCAACTCATCGGTGTTTTTCGGCATTAAAAAAGTGAAGGGGGTGTCACCTAGGGAACAGGTGTCGCGAATTTCACCCTGGTATATGAGCCTGCGCGATACCTCACAAAAGAACAAAAGGAGGGTGTCATGCGTAAGGCTCTTTTCCTGACATTGCTCGCCATGGCCTTGATAGGCGGTGCGACAGCAATCACCTTCGTCGAGACCCGTCCTGCTGTGGCCTGCGGCAACCCAAACTGCTGAAAATCGTCGGGAGGTTCTGATGCAGAAAATCCTCATGCTCACCCTGCTCGCGCTGGCGCTCCTTGGTGGCGTGTCCACATTCACGACCCTGACAGCCCCGCCCGCCCATGCGACCTGCAGCAGCTCAGGCTGCTGAAACTTCGGGGAGGCTCTGATGCAGAAGGTATTCATCTTCGTTCTTCTAGCCCTGGCGCTCCTTGGTGGCGTGGCCACAGTCAACACCCTGACCGCCCCGCCCGCTCATGCGTGCACCACCCAAGGCTGCTGAGATCACTCATCCTCGATTGATTGCGATGTAGTCGTCCCAATTCGCGCACATCCACATGGCGAGCGCGGCAGGCGTCCAGCCTTCATCATGCGAGGCGCGCACGTTGTGCTGCACCGCGTTGGCGACGAGCATGTTGTAGTCCCTGAGGGTGCCCTTATGGGTCGCCGTCAGGACAGCCTTTGACCGCGCCTGCTTGAGCTTGTCCGCTTGGTCTTGGACCGCGATGACGATGTCGCGACGGAAGCTCTTGAGGTTCTGAATACTTGAGTCAGCCCGTTCCATGAGACCATGACAGTCGAGCCCGATGAGACGAGTAAATCCGTCAAGATGTCCGGGTCCCCCTCGACGGTCAGCTCCAAGCACAGCCCTCCGATAAGAGTGTCGGGCAAGAGCTGCGCACGCTCCAGCCATATGGGTCCATGTGTTTCGGTATTCTCCACAGCTCACCTCCGTGATCTGGCACGTCGAGCCGTCACCCAAGAGTATGCGGCCGCAAGGGCTCAAGCCTCGGAACCACGGTGCCCGCTTGAGGGCGGCTTGGCCGTTCACGATGCGGAGCTTCGGGCGCTCCAGCAGGGTCTTCAGTTCGTCGGGCTCCGGCCGGTGATAGAGGACGATGTCGTCCAGCGTGGCCCCGCGTCCCCATGGTAACGAAAAGCGACCCTTGAAGCCAGCCGCGAGCATGAGACCGGCGATGGCCTGAGGTGTGAGCAACTGTTCAGCGAAGAGGTTGAGGGTCTTGATCATGAAGCCGGTGCTGGCCTCTGTCGCGGGGACGATGCGGCGCTCGGTGAGGCTCTTGTCCTTCAGGAGAGACAGCAGCACCTCCAGCGGGGTCTGGTAGTCCCCAAGCCAATACTCAGCCTCACAGGGCCGCGTGAAGCCGCCCATGATGCCGGAGACCGGCTCGACGGTGACTTCATAGTCATCCGCCTCAAGCTTGGCGGCGCGCACAATGTCCTCAGGCGTCCGCACGGTCATGAAGGCGACCTTCGGTCCGTCCACCGGCTTGAGCGCGATGTGCGCCTGCCGGAGCTGCGCCAGCTCGTCCTTCGACGGCATGAAGCCCAGCTCTTCGCAGACATGCTCGGCCCCATCCATGAAACGGTTCGTCGGCCCGTAGTTACGCCGGGTCATCCGCGAAGCCTTCCGGGTTCAAGAGGATCATCAGCTTGAAGCGCTCCAGGAGCAGGATGGTGTCCTGGGGCGTCAGGCCGTCCACGATGTAGTTACAGCCGCCCTTGGTGCTCACGGTGATCGTGATGATGCCCTGCACCGGGCCGCACTCGGTGTTGTCTCGGTCGTATTGCTCCTGCCCGTAGAAGGTGGGCACGTAGGGAGCCTGGGGCTGACCGGCCGGTGCCGGTTCGCCCTTGCGGAATGAGATGACGTTGTCGTTCATTCAGTCTCCTCGAAATGGATGAAGCCGATAGGCTCACGGGTGCGGACGATCTGGTTACCGTCTGCATCGAGCAACCCGGTCCACTCTTCGTCGCGCTCCCACACTTCAATCGTGTATTCAGGCGGATGTGGTCTCGGGGGGTCCTCGTCGTCGTCTGATCTTCGGCGCTTGATACGGAAGGTCGAGAGCCGCCGAGAGAGCGGTGAGAAGGTCATAGGCTTGTCCGTCCGTGAGGGTGATCAGGTCCACGTGTGGTGCGCCTGGGGTTTCTTGCCGGATGCAGATGCACGCCGCGTTCTCCACCTCGCTCCAGAACACCTCGACATCGCTGTTGCCCTTGTCGCGCAAGGTCCAATAGGTGCCTGAGGCGTCCTGGTGCTCGATGATGGTGGCGCGTGTTCTGCGACCCTCCGGGACCGGCCTATCGGCGCTGTCTGAAGATGTCATAGAGCAGGCACGCGAATTGGAGTGCGGTGTAGGCGAGTGCGTAGCCCATGACGAAGAAGAACGCGCCAAGGACCACGATGGTGACAGTCAGTTGTGCCATCGGTTGAAGAGCCTCCGCAGGGTGTAGCTCCGCGCCAGCGAGATGCCGGTGTAGATCAGCGTGAGCTGCACGTTGGTTGAGAGGTTGATGTGGATATCGAGAAGCGGGAAGACGCAGGCATTCGCGACCATGGAGGTCAGGATGCCTACGCCTATGTTGACCCCACTCTCGACGAAGGACATTCGCCGAGATTGAGCCATCAGCTTTCCGCAGCCTCTAGCTCAAGCTCAAGCAAAGCCAGTGCGCGCCACGCCACCTTTGTGCTGTGGCGTAGGCCGTCCACGTCGAGCTTGCCCCTGTCGATCATGTGTCGAAGGATGCAGTCCGCGTGGTCCATAGACTTGGTGCGGTCCCAGAACAGCGGCTTGCCGGGGTTGTGCTGTTCGCTCCCGGCCTTGCTCAGAGCGGCAATGGCCACCATCGCACGTGGGAAGTAATCGAGCACTCCGGTGCATATCGGCAGAGCCTTGCGGTCTGCGGCGGCTGTCGGGAGGTGCATGTCTTCTACGGTGTCCAAAGCTTCACCTCCTGCTTCTCACTGTCCCAATCACTGGCCCGCAGGATGCGCGCGAGGCGAGCTTGCATAAGTGCGCCTTCGGCCGTGAGGCCCTTGCCCTCGAACGTGGCGACCACGGTGCCCCAGAGCGTCGCAAGGTCCAGGGTGCCATCGTCCAGCAAGCGGGCGGCAGTCACCGCGCCAACGCCGGGGCACCCTGGGTATCCATCGGTCACGTCGCCGACGAGCGTCTGCACCATCCAGTTGAGGTTGGCCTGGGGCTCATCGACGTGCACGATTGCGCCCTGGCGGTAGATGCGGCCAGGGATAGTCATCAGGTCCTTGTCGTCCGAGACGATGATGCTGTCTTTGAACTTGCCCGAGGTCTGCCAGATGCCCATGACATCATCGGCCTCAAGCTGCTCGTAACGACGGACGGTGTAGTCCTCGCTGATCTGTTGGAAGAGGTCCCAATAGCAGAGAGGCTTGCGCGGGCGACCCGCCTTGTAGCCACTGCTGATCTTGCGTCGGAAGTTGTCCGAGCCCGTGAACGCGAGGAAGACCCGCGTCCCCTTCAGCCGCTCAACGATCTTGTCGAGCCGCGTCTTGAAGAGGGCGTAGGCTTCCTCGCGGTTGGAGAATAGGACGTGGTTGTCCACGTCCCATCTCACATCACGTTCGCAAGCTGCCGTGGCGACGAACAAGAGATGATCGCCGTCCATCAGCAGAGTGCTCACGCAGCGCTGTCCTCCACGTTGCCGGGGAAGAACTCCTGCTCGGGCTCGACCGGCTCGGTGGTCTCCTCGACCGGCGTCTCAGCGGGTGCCTCAGGAGCGGCCTCAGGAGCCGCAGGAACGGGCTTCGGGTGCCGGTGGTAGGGTCGCTTGGCCTTGGGTGCCGGAGGGGCCTTGACGGACTCCGCAGGAGCTTCCTGAGTCACCTCAGGCGCAGCCACGACCGGTTGCTCGACCGGCGCCTCGGCGGTAGCCTCGGTCTCCTCGGTCGGGGCCTCGGTTTGCTCGGGCTGCTCAGCGCTCTCTTCCGTCGCCTCGGGAGCCTCAGCCGTAGCCTCCGGCGCCTCGGCCGGGGCCTCAGGTTGCTCGGTCGGCTCCTCGGCTGTAGCCTCAGTCTCCTCGGCCGGGGCCTCGGTTTGCTCGGGCTTATTGACCTCCTCCTGGGTCGGAGCCTCGGGAGCCTCGGTCGGGACCTCAGGCGCCTCGGGTGCCTCAGGCTGAACGCCGTCCGTCTCAGGCGTCACCCCCATCAGGCCCATGACCGCATTCGTCACGTAGAGCCGGGTCGGGGTGCTCAGTCCATAAGACTTCGCAAAGATGATGATGTCGTCGATGATTTCGTCGAAAGTCTTCTCAGCCATTCTTCTCTGTGGCCTCCTGTTGTTCCTTGATGCTTGCGGCAACGGCCGTCTCAGCGTGCACGCGAGCGCCGTCCACGAGCTTGTTCCAGACTTCCTGGGACAGCTCACCGGCCTCGATCATGTCGGTCGCGGCGAAGTGGAAGGTGCCGAGCCCGAATTGGAAGCCAGCCGCCCAAGCGGCCTGCTCGCCCTTCAATCCGTTATTTTCCATCAGTGGAGTTTCTCCGTTGCTCGTTCGACCTGGGCGACGTAAACCTCGATGGCCGTGTTGATGCCTTCAATCGCGGCAATCGCGATGTGCTCGGCATGGGCCTGGGTCAGGTTGCCCATCTGAACGTGGTGGGCGAGCGCCGTGGCGAACGCCTGGGTAGCGATGCGCCGCCCATAGGCGAACGCACCACCGTTGATCATTGCGATGAACTCGCCCCTCTCCATCAGCGCCGACCCTTCGCCTTTGCGGCGACGGCTTCGGTCTGCTTCTCGATGGTCGCCTGCTTTTCGGCGGCGATCTCCTTCTCGGTCTGGGCGTAGTTCTTGCCAGCCTCGTAGGCGGCGACGAGCGCGTTGATGACGAGGTCGAGCGTCGCGGGCACGTAGCCCTCGCGCGCCACCTGATCGACGATGTCGGCGGCCTGCGTCTGAGCGCGCGGCAGAAAGCCACTCGCCAGCTCACTGGCGTTGGTGTCTTGAATGATGTCCATCTATTCCTCGTTGGTGAGTTCCATAGAGTTCAGCCACGCGAGCCCCTGAACAGTGGGTCGCCAGTCGCGGCTGAAGACGTTCCGGTGAACTCGGGTTGAGATGTAGCCCATGCTCGCAGCCATCCCGACGTAATCGGCACGCTCGCGAGCGAAGTTGCTGGACACAGTGAAGCCTACTCGGTGGGCCTCAAGGACAACCTCCATGAGACCCTTATCGATGTTCGTGAGCATTGTTCTCCTTGTCAGTGGGTCTCGGCCCAATTCGTTCCGACCGTGGCGTCGCCATCGAGCGGACACCGGAAGCCGTAGGGCTCTCCGGCCTTGCGGGCCTGTTCAATGAGGATGGTCTTCACCGTCTCGACGTGCTCCTCGCGGACGGCCACCTGAAGCTCGTCGTGAGCCCAGATGCAGAAGACGACCTTGCCGTCCCATCCGTGCCTGAAGCCGAGGCGGTGCAGCTCGCGCCACACGTTCACCATCCACGTCTTGCAGAGGACGGCACCGGCATTCTGGAGGAGCATGTTCAGCGCGGCGTGGTCCGAGCGCACCGGCATGTGCCGACCATCGAGACCCTTGATGTAACCGCGCCTGACACCTCGCGAGATGACGCCCTGGAGCTTGCTCATTCCGGCGATGCCAGACATGAGGTTCGCCTTGAGCTTTCCGCCTTCCTTGGTGTTGACGCCGGAGATCGAGCCGACCTTCTTGTCGCCAGCTCCGTAGAGGATGGCGTAGGTGGTCCGCTTGCTCCAGTCGTTGCGGAGCTTCTTGTGCTCCAGGCTCGCCTTGTCCAGCTCAGTGCCCCATGGGAGCCAGCCGTAAGCCTGGACGTGGTGCCAGTGCACATCGCCATTGATGACGATGTCCCCGTATTTGCCCTTGTCCCAGAACGCGAGGTAGTGGGCGAGGCAGCGCAGCTCCAGGCCCGACATGTCGGCGCCGATGAGCTTCCAGCCGGGAGGCACATGGAACAAGGAGCGGAACTCCTTGCCGTAGGGCTTCACGACCGTGGGCACTTGGGAGACGTTGGGGTCGTAGTGCGTCGCCCGCCCGGTGTTCGTTCCGTTCGGGTGATACGACGGGTGTACTAGGCCCTTGTCGTCCACGGCCTGTAGCCAGCCCTTGTCGCCGAGCCCAAGTTGCCCCAGGCGCTTCTGCACGAGCAGGTATTCGACGATGAGCTTGGCCTCGGGGAAGCTGTCCTTGAGCCGCAAGAGCGTCTCTTCGTTCAACTTCGCTTGGCCGCTGTCGGTGAACTCGGTGGGGGTCCATCCGTATTCGCGGAGCTTCTTCTCGATGTGTCTCCGCGAGCCGGGATTGAAGACAACGGTCTTGTAGACCGTCACCTCCTGGCCCTTCACTCGGCCCCGCTTCTTGTCGTCGCGCTTGGCGATGAACTTACGGTCCACCTCCTGCCACTCGCCGTATTTGGCGACCAGCTCGCGCTCCAACTCGTCGCGGCGAACCATGAGCCGTTGGAACAGCTCTTGGGCCGCAGGCACGTCGAACGGTATGCCCGCCTGCTCCATTTCGAAGCACAGCTCGGCCACCGCGTGCTCAAGTTCCAAAGGGACGCGGGGATACTCCCAGGGCTTCAGCGCTTGCAGCAGTCGCAGGTTCGTGCGGCAGTCCTGGTCCATGTATTCCTGCATCGCCGGAGACCACTCGTCCCAAGCGCCAGGGATAGGCTCACCGTTCTCGTCAACGCCGTAGTCGGCCTTCTTCTCGCCGAGGCGCATACCCCAGGCTTTGAGGCTCTGAGCGCCGACGAGGCGGCCGGCGAAGCCGCGACGAGTGTCTTCCTTCCGAAGCTTCTTCTGATCTGCGTGGATGACGCGGCACAGGACAAGCGTGTCCGTGCGTTTGCACCCCGGCCGGAAGTTCCAGCCGCAGACCTTCTTCAGCACCGGGAGGTCGTATTTGATGATGTTGTGGCCGATGATCTCGTCGGCCTCATAGAGACGTTCCAGTGCCTCGGGGATACGGGAGGGGCCGTAGGACGACTGTTCTCCGGTGTCTACGTCGATGATGCCAAGGCAGTGGACTTTGCTGACCGTCTCAAGGAAGCCATTGGCCTCCAGGTCGAACAGAAGTCTTGTCAGGCCGTGTCCTCCAATATTTGGTCGATTTCATCCATGCTCTCTCGGGCCGCGCGGTTCGCTTCCGCAGCGACCTCGTAGACCTCCCAGAACTTCTCCGGGACGCTGAGTTGCCAGCCCTGATACTTGTCGCGGGTGAGGCGTTCGAAGCGCTTGAGCGACCGTTGCACACCCTGCTTGTCGTCCGCTCGCGTGAGCGTGAACGTCATGTTGCGCTTGTCGAGCTGGTATGCGGGCGTCTTGAACACACAGTAGCCGTCGAACCCGATCTGGCAGAGACCGAAGTCCATGCGGTCGAGGGCTTTCTCGGCGGGCTCTTTGAGCGCCACAAGGTTGACCGGTGGGTCGCCCACGAGGCCCTGGAAGACCATGGAGCGCGTCGCGTCGTTGGCTCCCACGTAGGACAGGTCACACGAGCTGGTGAGACCGGGGCGGTAGAGCATGAGCCCGAGATGCAGGGCTCGCTGTGTCTCTTCGTCCGGGTCGCCATGGAAGAAGATGTCGATGTCTTTGACCTCCTTCCCGTTGTCGAGATCACGCAAGGCACCCCCGGCCATGAGAGCGTCGGGATAGACGCGCTGCACAGCCTTGAGGATGCCCACCCATTCCTGGGGGACTTCCAATTTCATTGATTTTCCTGGTGCTAGATGTTGGGGCCGGTGCCGTCCGGGAACTCGCCGCCGAAGAGCTGGAGGCGACCGGTGGGCTTGGCGTATTCGAGGAGATCGCACTCCCCGAGGTCACCGAACTCGCGGTTCTTCAGGAGGCGGACGGTCAGGACGTTGGAAGCTTCCACATCCTGCTGGTCGCGTTCGAGCGCGATCACGCTGTCCGAGAGCTGCTTGAGCGAGCCCGAGCCACGGAGGTGACTGAGCGTCACCCGGCCGCCCTCTTCGTGGGCGCGTCCCTCGGGTTGCTTGAGGTGCACGATGCCGAGCACGCCCACACCCGTCTCCTCGACGAGCTGGCGCAGCTTGGTCATCAGGCGGTCGATGTCCTTGCGCTCGCCCTCGGAGCTGCTCTCCTGGCCGCTGATCACGATGCTGATGTGGTCCAGGATGATGAAGTCACACCCGAGGACCTGGGCCATGTAGCGGAGCTTCGACAGCAAGTGCTCACTGTCGAGCGAGCCGAAGTGATCGTAGAAATACATCGACTGGACGAGCGGCATGGACTGAGCCCACTGCTCTTCCGACAGGATGTTCGGGTCGAGCCTGAGGTTGCCGAGCGGCACGTTGTTGTCGATGGCGATGTAGCCTTGAGCCGTCTTCTCCTTGCTCTCTTCCAGGAACACGTTGCCGATACGCAGCCCGTGGTTCTTGGCGAGGTGGTGCCCGATCTCGCGGGCCATGGTGGACTTGCCGATACCGGAGCCCGCAGTGAGAAGCGTCAGCTCCCGCTTGCGCAGGCCGCTGAGCTTGTCCTGGAGCGCCGGGTAGGGGAGGGCGAAGCCGGGAGCCATCGCGGTCTTGAGGCTCTCGATGGTGATCTCACCACCCGGCACGATACCGTCAGGACGCCACGCAGAGGCGTTCCAGTAGGCTTTCGTAATCGCGGCCGCTCCGTGCTTCAGCAGCACGTCATTAGCGTCCTTGGTGTCCTCAGGGCCGGTGATGACGTAGACCTTGCCCGGTGGCAGCAACGGGGCGACTTCCTCGACCGCAGCGCGGCCAGGGTCGTCGTTGTCGAACCACAGGAATATCTTGTCGAAGCCGTCGAGCCACTCGTAGGCGCGCTTTATCGACTTGGCCGCAGACTGCGCGCCGTTAGGCAGCGAGACCACCGGCCATTTACAGTCGAACGCTTGAGCCACCGCGAGGCAGTCAAGCTCACCCTCGGTGACGACGACGCTCTTGCCCCGGTTGAAAATGTGCTGCCCAAAGAGCGGAGCGTTCTTGCCGTCCCCGCGCATATGGAAGCGCTTGCCCGGTTGACGAACCTTCTGTGCAACAAGCTCGCCAGTAGCCGAACGATAAGGAGCCAGATGACAAACCTCACCGTCCAATTCGCCCACGGCGTAGCCATAGCGTGCGCATGTGCTCTCACGAATGCCTCGCTTGGGAATGTCTTGGTAAGTGCCCCTGAGGGGCTTGAACTCGGTAGGCTCTTTCGAGCGTGTCTCTGCGTGCTCTCCCCGACCCCAAGCCTTGCATGAGAAGCAGTAGGAGCTGCCGTCTTCATACACAGCATTGGCGTCGGAGGAGCCGCAGGCAGAACACGCAGTGTGGTGCGTGTAGGTGCCCAATCAATCCAATCCTTTTCGCTTGTATCGAGACGCAGTTAGACCGTCGTGTGCATGAGGCGGTCGCGGTGGACCCACCACTGGTGGCTCAGCTCCCCTTCGGGGTTGAACTCCACGAGGTGGAACTCAGAGCCGAGCACCTGATACGGGTGCGTGACGTTCACGATCTTGCCGATCATGCCCTTCACCTTGTCCCCGTCGTCCCACGACTTGAACGGGTGACCCTCGGGGAGGGGCTCCTTGTTTACGTGGACGATCTCGCCAACGCCGAACGGGACCTGCGGCAGTCGCTCCCACACGCGCTCGTCCCGACAGAACGGGTCGTGGGCGTCGAGCCCGTGCGTGTCGTCGTTGTAGTCGGTCTCGTCCTCTTCGCGGTCCTGGGTGAACGTGGCCTCCTCGTGTCCATCGCCCCAGGCGAACCCGACGCTGTGCGTCTCCTTGAAGACGGTCACGTCGAAGCCCATGGCCTTCAGGAACTCTCCGAACTGTTCGAGGATGGAGCCGAGGTATGCGGCCTCCTCACCACGGAGCTTCATCTCGTGCTTGAAGACGGCGTCATCGCCCTCCACACGAGCCTTCATGTCGATCTTGATCATGCGTCCTCACGCTGCCTTCTGGAGGTGGTAGCGGGCGTATTTGTGCCCTGCGCCGTCCTCGTTCATGGTGGTGGTGATGCTGTAGCCAGCGTTGCGCAGCTCATGGATGCGCGGCGCGAGCCGGAGCGTGTTGTAAGCGTGGAGCGCTTCCATCGGGGAGATGGTGCCGCGCTTCTCCAGGTGGAGCAGGATGGTCTTGGTGCCCGGTGAGAGCGCGATGTCCTTCGCGATGCTCGGGGTGATCTTGGCGCTCTTCGGGATGACCTTGAACTCGTCGCGGAAGACCGGCCACGGGTTGTCGTCTTCGTTGATCAGGAAGTCGAACTTCACGTAGATGCAGTCGCCGAGGTCCTCGGTGACCGTCCCCTGTGAACCCACGGGGATAATCGTGCTCTCTGCCGTGAACTCGATGCGGTCGCCCTTGATAGCTCTAAGCATTCAAAGCCTCATTGATCCATGCTTCGGGGATGCGTCCGCCGTCAGCCCATGGAAACCCATGGCTTTCGGCCCACGCGGCGTAAGTTGTGGGGGAGCCCTTGTAGATTGGGTTGGAAGCCCGTTGGAAAACGATGCGGATGTCGAGGTCGGGGTGCTGTTCCTTGACGAGAGCCATCTTCTGGCGCTCTTGAGCTGTGCGGAACCGGCCCTTGGCCTCGACGATGATGCGGCCGTTCAGGTGATAGTCCGGTGTGTATTTGGCCTTCCGTGAGGGGACCACATACGACACCTTCGTCTTCTCGTAGGTGAACGGCACGCCTGCCTGTTCGAGCTGAGCGGCGATGCGCCTCTCCAGGCCACTGCGATAGCTGTTGCCATCGAGCGACGGAGAGAGCGCACCACGTTTCGGAGCTGCGAACTGAGGCTTAAATGTCCGGGCCGTTCTCATCGTCGGACGCGGAGCCGCCGAAGCCGCCCTCGTTATTGTCCTCGAACGAGTAGCCGCCCTCGGCCTCGCCGAAGTCAGCCTCGCCACCGCCGCCCTGCACCAGCTCGATGATCTGGACAGCGCGGAGACGGAGGGACACGCCCTTGTCGTAGTTGTAGAACTCGACGCCCAGACGGATGGTCGAGCCGCCGCCCACGCGCATGTTGTCGAGGGCGCTATCGGGAAGCTTCAGGTTCTTCGCGTCATAGACGAGCGGACGCCACGCTTGCTTGGCGAAGAGCACCTCGCGGTCCTCAGCACCATCCTTGCCCTTCACGATCTTGAAGGGGAACTTGGGCTCCTTCACTTTGAACTTCTGGGTCTTCGCCCAGGCGGCCACGTCGGCCTTGACCTTCTTCAGGTCGGCCTCGGAGAGCGCGAGCGAGGTCTTGAACTTCTTGTCGGCGAAGTCACCACGGGTGTCGGCTTCGGTGATGTGCGGGAACACAGCCGTTCCGGCAGGCGTGTAGTAGAGCTTGTCTTTTGCCATGCAGATGCAAACTTTTTCGCTTGTATCAGGACACAATTAGACCCTTGCGGGCCATAGCGTCCTGAAGGTCAATGGGGAGAGGGAGACCCGCGTTCGCGTAGGTGTCCCTCATGACGAGCAGTCCGTCCAACGACAGTTCGTGGAAGCGGATGGGTTCGCCATTCTCGTCGCATTCAATTGACCAATCGTCGTCAAGCAAATGCATATTCAGCCTCCATGACTGCGTTGAGGTTGAGCGAGCCGTAGTCCGGGAGTTCCGGGAGGCTCGTGGTATCAATCCGCCCTTGCGTCTCCACGAGGATTTGCGCGAGCGGGTCGTTGTCGGCGTAGAGCTGGCGGAACGTGTCCTTCAGCGTGTGCCGGAGCTTCGCAGCGTCGGCGGCGTGGCAACCGAAGCTGTCGTGAACCAGGGCGAGATCGAGGCCCTGCTTGTTGGCCTCCAGGGCCACCATCATCAGGTGGCAGGCGTCCATGCTGTGCACGAAGCACGGCGAGACACCGTTCTGGAGCTTGGCCTTGTTCACCTTCCGGGTCTCTTCCTGACTGCCGGGGAAGTAGGCCCCTCGGTCGTGCAGGAAGAGGCGAACGGTGCCGCTGCGCTTCTCCATGTGGCGCAAGACCACGGGGAGACCGAGCGGTGTCGTCCACCGGACGTGAGTGTTCGCATGGGCACAGGCCCGAGCGATCTGTTGCAGGAAGCCCATCGCCTCGGCGCAGCGCGGCACGGTCTGCTCGACCGCATCGAAGGTGATGCTGGCGAGATACCGAGACGCCGCCATGCCAGGGACGGTGCGAGTGACACCCTCGTCGTTGGTGAAGGTGTCCAGCTCCTCGTGAGCGAGCGGGTGAGCGTCGAGCTTCCCCGCGAGCACTTGGTCAGCCAGCGGGCGCATGGTGTCTTCCATGAACTGCTGGCTCATGCCGAACTTCTTGGAGCTGTAGGCGTAGGTCATGACCGAGCGCTTCACGAGCTTCCGGTCCACCCCGTAGTCGAGGGCCATGCGCGCCAGGGTGCCCTTCTCAGGGTCCCCCAGGTCACCGGTCACCTCGGCGTGGGCGATGTCAGCAACCCGCTGGTAAACGTCCTGCGGGGTCTCAGAGGGCGTGAGGTTGACGTAGGCTCCCTCAGGTGCCCGCATCATTGCCGAGAGGTGCTGGAGCCCCGAGCACGAACCGTCGAACGAGACGGGGAGGGTGCTGACGTAGGTCTCCGGCCCGCCCTCCCAATGGTTCATGGCGTCGCGCAGCTCGGTCGCCGCAGCCAGGAACATGAAAGGGCTGTCCGCCTCGGTCCACCACAGGTCTGACCGGCAATAGGTCGCGACCATGCAGATGCGGTCGAGGTTTGCGTCCACCCACGCCACACGCTCGGCGAAGGGAGCCTTGTCGATCTTGTCGAAGGCACCGGTATTCGCCACGTGCACCTTGAGCCAGTAGAGACCCTCGGCACCGAGTGGCTTGCCGTCCGCGAACCGGAAGAGCGCGCGGATGCTGTCGCCTCGTTGAAACGAGAAGTGCGTGGTCGGGTAGACCCGGCCCCGGTAGTCCATGTTGTGTGGCACCCAGAACCGGTTGCCGTGCTCGATCAGGTAGTCGGCCGTGTTCATGTCGCGGGCGTAGGTGAGACGCTCGCCGAGCCGACTGCGGTTGATCTCGTGCACCTTGGCGGCGTCACGCCTCCAGGCGCGCTTCTGCGGGTCCGAGAGCGTCTCCCAGGCCGGGTGGCGGCCCTTGGGCGCTAGGTCACCCTTGGGCACAAGACCGTCCACCTCCATCTCATTCTCATGGCACCACCGGACCATCGCCAAGACGGGCTCATTGATGGCCCAGGCGGTGGACTGGATGGCGTTGAGAGCGTCGAGGGTCGGCTGGAGCGAGCCGTCGCTGAGCGCCTCCTTGAGGGCGGCGCGGGCCTCCTTGCTGTAGGCTCGCATGAGCGGAGCCGTGATACGCCCCTCCATCGGGAGGTTGAGCGAGGTCCACGGCTCGGGCTTGACCACACAAGGCAGGAACACAGGCCGCTGGTGGATCAATGCACGGACGGCTTTGTCCGAGACCTGGAGCGCACTCTCGGTCAGCTCCAGGCGGTCATCGACCAGAATGAAGGCTGCGCACTGAATAGCGCAGTTGAAGATGAACTCAGCCGCCTTCAGCCGCTCCTTGTTCGACCACTGCATCTCGCGGAAGCCGGACTTCTTGGCCATCGCGCGGATGGCGGCACGGCGCATCTTGATCGAGCTGTAGCGCCGGGTGGCGGCGCGCTCGATGCGGGAGGCCAGCTCCTTGTTGCGGCCATAGAGCCTGAGGCGAATGCCCTCGTTCTGAATGCACCGGCCGTAGCGCCAGAGCGTATCGGAGAGCGTCTCGCACTGAGCGATGCTCTCGATGCCGATCTGGAGACCAATGAGCGTAAGAAGCTCTGAGCCGATCTCATGGAGAAGGTCACCAAAAGCAGTGCCCTCGGTCTCCTTGAGTGACTTAATGACGACCTCGTGTAACTCAGTGAGATACCTATTGATGATCGCAAAGGCACCATCGGTAGCCGCCCATCCCTGGGCCTCAACCGTGCGGTCGAGCTTGCGCTGAAAGCGGTCTTCAGTGAGCGTCACAACATCGAGCATTCAGGGGACCTCGCCTTAGGGAGACATGCACGCAGAACCGTGAGTGTCTCGGGTTTAAGTTGTTGGGGTTGCTGTAAAAGTTACTTAACTTTTCTGTGATAGAAATGAAATCGTTTGCTTTATGGACAAAGAAAAGGCCCCGGTCAAGGGGCCGAAGTTTCGCAGGGACGCTTGCCTGAGCGCTGGTTTCCCCCGCGTGTCGGCAGCTTAGATCAGTCCTCCAGGGGTTTCCAGGTGTCGTCAAAGCGCCCGAACTTCACCTTCTTCCCGGTGTTTTCATCGAGGCAAATCATCCGGCTACCGACACCGGCACACCATTGGTGCACGGAGCCGTCGAACGCCTCGCGCATCATGACGAACTTCTCGGCCGGGAACCGTAGCCACAGCGTTTGGAAACAAGTCGTGCCCCGACCGGCCATCACGTTGGTGCAATCACGAGTATACTCAGCGCCAATGGAGTTCATGGCGTCGATCTTCTCCTTCCAGCTCAACTCCGCGAAGACCGGCAGGAACCTCTCGTAGACCCCGCCGACCTTGGCCTGTGCCGATGAGGCCGCGAGCACGAGCGCAACCAGTATTCCCCACGCATGTTTCATGGTCCTAAGTCCTTTGGTTTCGAGGCGAAAAATGCTAGGTTCACCCCGCCATATCACGCGATTTCGTTATGATCGCAGATGTGTGCGGGTGGTAACTCTTGCCGCTAAGTCATTGACACTGGCTGAGGAGTAGCTACCGGAAACAGTGAAACGGCCTCGTGGCGGAGTGGCTACGCAGAGGACTGCAAATCCTTGTACGGGGGTTCGATTCCCTCCGAGGCCTCGCCATCCATGTACTGGCGTTCTCGCC